TGAAGAGTTCGATGCCCCAATAGAAGAAGATCAGGACAAGTAAGAACCCGCCGAAATGAACTTCTAACCAAACACCCCGCAGGACTCAATCGAGTTTCTGCGGGGTTGTTCTATAATGGGGACATCGGGAGCGGCAAACTCCCTTTGAATCTCAAGGCCATGGAGGGCCACAAGATGACATCCCCAAATTCAGAATACTTCTTTGAAAAAGCAAGGAAGATGCTCACCGTGCATATTGCGCAGCGGCGATAAAGTATCGCGGTGAGTATGCATTTACATCATAGTTTCTGTGGTTGAATGTCCTTCTCCCAATCGAACCGTGCTGGCATCAAGATTCCCTGCTCTGTGCCGCCCTCATGCTTTGTGAACGTGATAATTCTTCCCTTGCTGCCCGGCTTCAACTGCCCATAAGCTCCCAGCAGATTCCCGGTGATGATCTTGGCGCGCTGCCGAGTGTCGCTTAGATAGTCCTGAAACAGTTCAGCAATATCCGCATTGCGTCCAAGGTTCGACAGCGTGATCTTCTTGATCTGAGAGCCAGGGACGCGCACCTCGCGCAAGGGTCCGTTGACGGCAATGTAGAACTTCAGCGAACTGGGTGCGTAGGGGTTTCCGCTTACCTTCTTGCGACCGCGAATGTCGTAGATGATGCCGTTGTAGGTGTCTCCGTTGATTTCGATTCTGAGTCCTGTTCCCATTCGGAAGTCGTTCAATATCGACCGTGACCATTCCCTGATTTTCTGCGCTCGATCAAAGATGTGTGGGGCTTCCACGCCCTCAATGTATGGCTTGAACAAGCCCTCAAGGTGTGCGCTCAAGGCCCGCGCGTGGTACGTGTCCCGCTGCCATGGCTCGTACTTCATGAGGTCAGGACCATAAGTCTGTGCAATGAGTTCCTCGACCTCTTCCGGGGTGTAGGACTTGCCTTGACGCTTGATTGAGTAGGTTCCGAAGATGGCATCTTCCCCGAATGGCGATGAAGGGTCCGAGCCAACGTAAATGACGTGTGAGGTCTTCTGCTCTGCATCGAAGTCGTAGGTCTTGGGTTCAAGGTCGTTCTGCCCGGTTTCGTCGAGGTAGGCGATGTAGTCCGTGTAGCTTTCGGTGATCGTCTCCATGAACTCGCGCTGCTCTTTGACGGGAAGCAATGCCGAGCGTCCTGTTGCCGTGCGCGCCAGGTCCTCCTCTGGAGTACCCCCTTCCTCTTCCGACTTGTCCATCGTGAGGCCCATGAGACGGGCAATCTGCTCATTCTCGTGCAGCCATTCCGCCACGATCTTGTCGCCGTACTTGTTCATCATGTCTGGCGCCTCAATCGACATTGCCGACCGCGTGTTGCTCGACGTGTTGGCGTTCAGGCTCTTCAGTTTCTTGGCGAGGCTGATGGCCGGGCGAATCTCTGCGGGGATGGCCAGGGAGAGCATCGTGTACCTTGGCAGGACCATCTGGCCGGTCCTGTTCGAACGTCCGAGGATCTGCATGAACACGTTCACGTCGCCGGCCGGCTGGGCAACGATCATGTGCCGCTGATGCTGGTCTTTGAACTTCTCGGAGGCGTGAAGGCTGATTCCCGTAGAACCGGCCTGGTTGAGGATGAGACAATCGACGCCGCCGTTATTAAACAGACTGCCAGTCTGTACGCGGTCCTTGCGCTCGCTGGCCGGGACCGAAGACAGGACCGGAACGGGACCCGCGTAGTTGATTCGGTAGGAACGGCCGGTAATCTCTGCCACGGTGTAGCCGGCTTGCGTGATTCGAGTCCTGATCCAGTCGATAGGCGATACGGGCAACGTCACCGCAAGGGCGTCCAGCAGCCTCTCAGCCTCCCGGTACTTCGCTTCTGTTTCGACGTAGAGCAGATGGCGCGGGAACTCTTGGCGGTCATTGCCCATTGAGGTCTTGATGGTGTAGTGGAGGGTCCTGTCGAGCGCGCGTCTGAGGATAGTGGACCATGAGAGCTTATCAAGCACTTCTCCCTCGCTCATATTCGCCGCGCTCACATAGCTGTCGAGGAACGCCCCCATGGTGCTCTCAAGGGCCACAATCGGTTTTTCCCCGCGTCCGAGCGCTTCGATGGCGCAATCTGCCGCCGCGTCCGACTTCAAGGCCAGGAGGAACTGCTTCACGATATTGTGAACGATGGCGCTGAACTTGTGGTGGTAGATTTTGATGTGCCGCTTCTTGTACTGGAGGCGCAACGTCTCGAAATCGTTCTGATGATAGTCCTGATCCGCCTTGAATATGGCGCGCAGGACTTCTGTCACATCGTCGCACACCTGCTCTTGATAAAGATGATTCCGGTCGTCAATGAAATTCAAGATGCTTATGCCCTCAAAGGACCGCTCCCGCCGCACAAGCTGGCCGGTCTGGGCGAGTTGATGGCTCACGACGGTCTGTAGGGGTGGACCGCCGGCGCGGATGGCGTCAGAGACGCGCTGGTTGTCGGGAATGGCAATCGAGATGTCTGTCTTGGTCGCGTAGAGCGTCATGTTGTCCGGCCGCTTCGCCCACGTTGCCGACAGGAACATCACGCCGTGCGCTGCGGGCAGAACCTCCTGGAAGAATGTGCCCGTGTTCGACTCGTCTCCGCCGGCATTGTGGGACTCGTCAAGGATAAAGACGGCTTTCGGCGCCAACCGTCTCAGGGCTTCCTGCTGGATGTTGATCGTGTTGATCTGCGAATAGGTCAGGTAGACGGCATTGCGCGCGCGGGGCAGTTCGCCAGTTTCGGATATGCGGGTCAGGACCCCCTTCATACTGCTCTTGTTGGCGAATATCTTGCGTCCTGTTACCTGCTCGGTTATCGACGCCCCAGCATTGAAGAGCAACGGCCAGACGTTGGGTCCAAAGCCGATGTCGTCAAGATCAATCTGGAAAGCGGTGAATAAAGTGTCTTGATAGGTGCAAAATATTGGGATTAAGCCATGCAAAATAGACCATCTACAGATAGCAGCAGCCTCTCTACCTTTGCCAATACCAGTTTGGGTTCCTTCGACGAGCGCCTTCCTGCGTCTGATCTGCCAGATAGCCAGAGCAATGGCGTCAACCTGGAGGCCCATGAAGTAGCTCTGCATCTCCTTGACGGAGGGGTACTCCAGTTCGCGGGCCAAGAACTCATCCAAGTCGCCAACCTCGGCGCGCACCCGCTCCATGGCCTCCCGCATCGGCTCTTTCATCGATCGCGGACACATCACCGCTTCATCCTGAAGACTGGAAAGTGAGGTGTAGACCTCTTGATAAGCGTTCAGGTTCTCGACAGGACGCTGAATCCGAGTCCTGCGGTTGAGCAGCAATAGTCTGGTTGATAAGTCCATATCAGCACATTATAAATCAGATTTTGCTTCACTTTGGGATATTTATCAAATAAAAAGGCCAGCCCCGAAAGACTGACCTCTTTATGCTCTGGCTACTCCGATCCTCCTATTATTGAATTTGACTCCTAAGGGGTGTGCCGCGCGATAGCGGCTCCAATATCAATGAGTTGTCCGCTTTTCTTGATAGGCTGCTGCCACCACGGAACAGGCCGGATGAAATCGGCGGTCGCCTTGTCTGCGATGGTCCTGAAATCACCGGAGATTCCCGCCGCGTTGTCGAGCAACTTGCCGATTGCTTGCCGCTTGAGAATATCGTTGATCGTGTCCGTGGTGGCCTGGAGGGATGCTCCGTTGGCCGTCAGTTGCGCGAGGAGCGGCTGTGCGGCGGCGATGGTACGTTTCCCTTCAGCCAGCGTGTCTGTAGCACCCTGAGCCGTTCCCGTGAGCGCATCGGCGGTTCCTTTGAGAGAATCAGCCGTGCTGCTCAGATGTTTGGCTGTCTGGCCGAACTCATCCATGGCAGCAACAATGTGCGGCTGGGCGGTGCGCTCAATTAACTGAGTGCGCACGATGGCGTCCCCGGCATCGATGGCCGTCTTGTTGATCTGCGCCAGAGTCCCGCAGGCGTCGGGTCCTGATGCCCCTTTGCATGGCCTGTTAACGTGGTCAAGCACCGCGTCTATCTTGCCAGCGTCCGGAGCGGCGGCTCCCCATCGGTCCACAGCCACGATGATGTGTTGGCAGAGCCCAAAGCACCCCCAAATGCAAAGGGCCGCAAGGGTGATGGCCCCTGCGGCGATTGCGACCTTGATGGCAATGTTCATGGCTTAGGCACTGACAGCCGGAGTTCCAGCAGTCGGCAACGCTCCAAGCAGCGCTTGGATTTCCTTCAGCACCAACTGAATATTGGCTTGAGTCGTCGAATTCTTAAAGCCACCCAAAGAAAGCAGATCGGTCAGGTCGGATTCGACACCGGCAATCACGGCTGTAAGCGTCGGCGTGGCACCGATGGCAGTGATGAGCCCTTGGGCAGCTACGAGTTTCTGCTCAACGGTATTCAGCAGAGTGGTTACTGCGGCACCCGCCGCTGCGCCCGACTCGATAGTGAATGATGTTTCGATCAGCGGAGCAACGAATTGGAGTACAGTCGAAGCGACAGCGGCCACACTGGGGGCTTTGCTCCAGAGCTTCGCAAGTTCCTTCTCGAACTTGCTGGCGAAGGATTCGACATCCTTGATGATAGTGCTGAAAATGCACATAGTGTCTTGCGCCTCCTTGGCGCTACTTGTTTGCGTCACCGGGAAAGGTGGCACCAGGGTTATTGATTGTGGCGTTGGGTCCTGTGGAGTTACTGGTTGCACTTGCGTGACCGGCAAAGGCCCCAAGGGCACCGCTGACGAGGTTGGAGGCAATGGCAAGCACTGCGAGGACGATGTTTGCCGGAGATGGAGCAAAGAGGCAAGCCAGTGCAAGAATAACCCCCAGTACGGCGAGAACTGTAGCCCAAAAGGGCTCGGGAATCTTCATAACGTTCCCTTCCCGCTGCAAACGCAGCATTTTAGATGCTCCTGAATTCCTTCGCGATGATCAACTTCAATCCAACCTTTACCGTCGCAAAGAGAGCAGAGGCGCTTCCAAAACAGGTTTTTGATAAACCAAATCATATTGAAATCAGGATACACCAGATGTGGATTGCTTCACGGCAGAATCGTACGCCTTTTGCAGATCAGCGCAGTATTTGATAACGCCAGTTGGCGGATTGACTGTCTTGTGTCCCAAGTTCCAGATTTGCCCGATCTCAGTCAGGTTCTTGGGCTCGAAGTGCGCCACGTAGGAATTGAAGTGACTGACGAATGACCGCGCACAATCGTCAAGACTGGTTTCGAGTTCGGCAGGAGTAAACCCTGGGCAGTTGATCAGCATGGTCTGCCATGGGCCAAAGCTGGAGGCACCATTGCGACTAAATTGCGCCACGAGAGAACGCTGCGCAGGACTCGAAGCCCATACCGAACCGCCTACATCGTATGCGGGTTCATGGCGCGGCCCGCAGTCGTTGCCAGTGCTGCTCTCGTTAGAAGCCAGGGAGGCCATGATACGTTCACCGTCGAGTCCTGTCGGGACTTTCAATACCGGGCCATACTTTGCGCAGGCAGCCAGTACGTCGATCTTTGGAAAGCTGTTCATGTTACCTCATAAATCATCGGGTTGCGGAAGATCGTGGCCGTGATCCATTTCATCTCCGAAACATCAGCGTAATTCCGGCACCGATCAAGGTTCCGATGAGCGTGAATGCCGATGCAATGCCAGACAGATACACCTTCCACGACTCCAGCCTGGTAACCCTTTTACCAAGCTCGGGGAGGTCTTTCGTGCGGTCAACGAGCAGAGCCAGGGTCGTCGTCATCTCTTTGAGTGTTACGCTGTGCTCTTCAAGGAGATTTGTCTGCGCGTTCTCTCGCTCTTTGGAGAGCGCATCGCGCTCTTTGGTTAGGCGCTCAATGTCCTTTTGGAGTGCGTTCACCCCGGCGAATTGGCTTACGTCCGTTCTGCGCTCTGCCATTTTTCCTCATCCTTAATATCCGAACGCCCACCAGTAAACCCCATTACCTGAGCGCGTTCCCCAGACATGGATTCCGCCATTCGATCCGCATGATGAAGCACTGAGCGCTGGGACTGACGTTGTACTCGTAGCGCCAACCGCAAAATCGTCTGACACGCCGGCCGAAAATACCGAATGGGGGAATGGTGTATTGAAACAAACATCCGTACCAGGCGAACCGTCGGCAATTGCGCCACTATGCCCCCACTGAATCATCAACCCCCCCGGTAGCAATGAATATCCATTGGTAGTAAAGGAAGAAGAGAAGGTCTGAGCAATAGCATTACCCGAAGCGTCCACACCCTTGGCAACAGCAGGACTCGTCAACGTCGTTCCGGCTGCGGCTAGCGCTGTTGCTGTGGCAGCATTGCCGCTCGTGCTATTGGTGATGTTGCCGACTGCATCCACATCAGCGGCGGTCAGCGTCACACCTCCTGTGCGGGTGTTAAAGCTCGTCACGAGGGAGGGTATACCGCCCAGTTGGCCCCATTGAACCTGAGCGCAGTTTGCAGACCAACTCGTCGTATCGCCCTGAGAGTAGAGTCCTGACCCGCACTGAGTAGGAGAATGGTCAGAGGCAGATGCCGTGCTGGCGTTTCCGGATAGGGGACCGATGAATCCGGCGGCATCTGTGAGAGGTCCGGTCATCGTCCCGCCGGCTGCCCAGTTGTCATCCAAGGTCACATCAGGAACAAAATATTGGCCATACGAGGAGTTGATCAGAAGCCCGTAATGCCCCACATGGGCGCAGAAGAAGTAGTTGCCGCCAGCGTCAGATGTGAATGGGTTTGTGGGGGTTGCCGTGCTGAGGGCTGTCGAGGTGTAGATGCCGACTTTGTTCGCCACGCAATTGGCCGCTGTCGAGCCTGGCGTGCAGAGCGCAACGGTGGCGTAGGGAATCGGAGCAATGACGCCGTTTGAGATGGTCTGTGCGACATTGTTCAGGCAAACTCCGATGGGAGCCTGGGCGATGGCAAAGGCTGCGCAAAGCCAGAGAGCGGCGAGGGCGATGATGAGCTTTACTGATCGCTTCACAGGGCCTCCGGAGACTTCACCAACTGCGGGCCAGCAACTACGGCCTCTTGAGGCTTCGAGTCCTGATTTGCTATCTGTTGCTCAATCCGCCCAACGATCTGCGTCGAGATGATCTTCCGGCACTCTGGATTCCCGCAGAAGATGATGGCGCCAATCATGCCGCCAGGAAAGATCTGGTTCATGATCGAGAGCCGGGCCGGATCGTCTGCGCAATACGGGCAGGCTGGCAGCATGACAGGAGTCACAATAGCGGTTTCGTTCGGTTCAATCTTCGTTTCCATCGGTATTCCCTCCAAAGTAAAAGACTCGCCGCGGGACCTTGATAAGAGGCTCTGTGGCGAGTCAGACTGGTTCTGTACCCGTCAAAGCGATTGTACCGCACCCTAGTAGCGATAGAATGCCAGATGCGTGGCCGTGGGCGGCGGGGCGATGGTGTAGGTGATCGTTGCGCCGCTCAACGTGAAGTCAACCCCTCCCGGCTTCAGAACTTGCCATCCGCGGTAAAGGCGAAGGCTGGCGGCGGGATTCGGGGCTTGCGGCAACGTAAAGACTTTGTTAATCCCGTTTAGAGTTCCGGCTGGAGTAATCCAATCGGCAAAGTTTGGTTCAGTTCCGCTTCCGGCGTAGGTTCCCCAAGCGAGAAAAGATGCGCTGCCAATCGGGACAGATGGAATGATGGTGTTGCCGTCGAGGATGTAGTAATCCTCTCCAGATTCCGAGAACACTGAATCCAGCAGACACCGTGCGGGCTTGAAGAAGTTAATGATTGTGGCCATGTAGCCGAGTTGCGCTGGCGTGGTGTCCATGATCTGGAATAATCCATTGCGGTAGAGTTCAATGGAAATCGGGGCGTCTGGCAGTACCAGATTCGAACCCGAGACGGTCGGCACAACGGCATCGAAGTAGAGCGGAGTGCCGTCCGTGGCCTTGCGCATCAGGACATCCAACGCAGAATTCAACGCAGGAGCAAAGGACATCGTGAGTCCTGTTCCTGATGTGGTGTAGTTCGTGGTTGGCTGCAAAAGCCCGTTGTAGAAGACTCGCAACGAATTCCCGACTGGCACCGCAGGAAGGTTGAAAGACCGGTTAACTCCATTGATAACTCCAATTGGGGCTTGCCCTGATCCGCTCACTCCCACGCGGAAGACGGCCCACCCTTGGTCAGCGGGATATGAAGATCCTCCCCACGACGTCTGCCCCTCATAGCAGGTCGCAGTGGCGCCGCAGAGCCCGAGAGCCTGGATGATTGCTCCCGGCGTGCCCATGATCTTGTGAAGCCGAAGAGTATTTTGGATGATGGTCTGGGATGTTACGCCCAACGCCTGCATCGGGACACTCGGAATCATCATATCGAGTTCCCATATCAAGTAGGGCAAGATGGATGCCGGGAGGTTGTTTCCTAGAGTCCTGATAAGCAAAGGCGTGAGGTCGATGGACTCAAGGCGAGCAGAGAGTTGCATGTGGGCTTGGGTGCGGAGGTCATTGATAGATGATGCGGGCCTGAGATTGTTTGCCATATTTCTCAGGCCCTCCTTTGGCCCGTCCCTCTATCGTAGATTCTGGTCCTGCTCAGGCACCGCAGCGCCCACAACTTAGTTACCGGTGCAAGCTACTACCATGATGTCACTTAATTCCCATCGCAGTGATAGAACAAACCGCCAGTCAGTGCCGGAAAAGTGAATGTCACCGCCGTGTTGCTTTGTGCGCTGTTGTAGACGTTGGTTGCCAGCGTTGTACTCGCGTTCGCCTCAACTACCAACCAGCAAACTCCATATACCAGCCTGCCCCGCCAGAACCGCCCGATCCGCCCGAAACATTAATAGTCGGCCAACTGCTCACCGCGGCCTGACTCGATAGAATCGCCACACCGCCGCCTCCGCCCCCCGTAGCGTTGATCGTCACAGCGCCTGTTCCGCCAGACGGCGAAATACTCACATTGGTGCCAGCGACGATTTGACTGACGCCACCACCTGTAGAATTTATCGTAATTGTGTTCCCAGATGTACCTACCGTTACATTGCTTCCTGCCGCTATTTCAGTCACGGTATACCTCTGCATGAGGGACGGCTGACCATTTCCGTCGAGAAGCGATTTCAGCAGCCTGTGAATATCATCTTCATGGATGCACTGGAAACATATTAACTTCTCGTCTTTTCCGTCCTTCGCATTTTCCATTAAATCCCCGTTGGCCCTTTTACCGCTGTCAATTGCATGTTATTTCCCTGCTGAATACAAGCTACGGTGTGACGCACGTACACGTTCCGGTTGCTCCTATAATTGACGTACAGTGACCCATTGTTCCGCCTGTCGTGAAACACGCGGCATACCCTGCGAACGGTGCTTCAGCGGGGATTGCCACATTGCCATTGGCAAACACTTGCAGTATATCTGTTGGTGTCGATGAAAATTCTTGTGAGCCACTTATTCCGAAAATGCTCGCTGATCCTGTATTTTCCATGTGCAATGAAAAGTGATCGCCAATCTGGTCATAGGCATACAACATGCTTCCGTATTGGCCAGCGGACAAGCTTGGGAAGTATTCTGTGACGCCGGTAGGATAGTAAGAACTTGGATTAGATACGAGAATCGGACTTCCAATTCCAGTACCACCACGGTCATTTACACTTGCTGTTTGAGTTTCATTGAAATTATTCACCGACGTCGTATTACCATTTGAATAGACAGTTAACATACAGACTGGGTTGTTTGCTGCGCAAATTTCTAATCCGTTATTCCCTTGCATTCTCCATGTATTCGGACCGGTATCAAGAGAAAACATCGTAGACAGTCCAGTGGTTGCCGATTTTTGTGACGCAAAAGCCTCGTTTACTTTGGCGGCTATAAGCGGAACAGTTGAGGGTGTATATGTGAGACCCGGATCTGTAACTCCCGATGCCGCATCGACTATATAATCCCAATATTGGCCACTGGAAGCGTTGGCGTTGGTTTTTCCTAGCTGCAAAATATCGCTGTTGATCTGCGCCATATAGCTGGTTGTCATATTTCCGCCAGTAACCGACGTCCACTCTGTCATCGCGATAACCTGCCAGCCTGACGCATGAGCCAGTGCCATGAGCGATTGTATGTTGGATACAACGGTACTCGCACTCTCATTCAGTGCTCCCACGTCGTTTTTCCATCCTGAAATAAAGAAGAAGCCGGGATTACCGGTTACGTTGGGAGCATAAGACCCATAAAGCGCTGAGAAGTTATCGAGAGACGCTTGAATCGTAAATCCTTGTCCTGACTCTTGACCGACTTCTACGATTGTGGTTCCGTGTCCATTCAAAAATGGCATTGAGCCTGAAAGAAACGGCACCATATAGCTGGTATCACGTACAGTTCCGCCAGTTCCCGTACCACTGGCTGAAGTATATGCAAACTCAAATTGAGTGCTGCTTAGGCCGGTCGAAATTACTTGATAAAATCCATGCCCGGTCCCGAGATATTGAGGTGCCGTTACAGTATTCAAAAAGCTCGGACTCCACGTCCCGTCAATCCAAATAGTTTGACCGGCCGCATAGCTATTCGGAGCGGTGATGATACACACTGTACCGTTGCAATTTGCTGCCGTTGCTGTCGTGCTGCCACCATACAATCGGCCATCGTCAGAGATTGACGAATCCCCTGCGCCCCACATATACACAGTATTCGGCGGATTATATTGGACTCCTCCGCTTCCGCCCCCCGTAGCGTTGATCGTCACAGCGCCTGTTCCGCCAGACGGCGACACTGTAACGTTTGTTCCAGCGATGATTTGAGTTACTCCTGCGCCGCCGCTGCCTGCATACTGCGGAATGTTTATGACGTTCCCACCGTACGTAGCCGGGCCGCTGGTGCCTGTCGTGGTCAGCGTAAAGGCTGGGGCTGCGCCAAGGTTCACCAGCGCCCCGGCTGCTGTGGTTGCCCCTGTGCCGCCGTCCACGATAGGCACTATGCCTGAGGAAGCGGCTCCCTGCATCCATCCAGTCGATGTGCAGTTATACCGCACGTTGTTCGTCGTGTCCTGATAAGACTGGCCCCACTCTGCGCCATACGGATAAACTGTGTAGTTACCATTTTGCGTGCAACTGTTCGACGGCGCACCTGATCCGGTCAAAAGGTTCCATGCTACTTGATATGTCGGGTCAATCTGGGTCTGCGCAAAGCATGTGATAACTGACAAGATCAGGAAAATAAAGAGCGCGATTCGTTTCATGCTGAAGTCTCCTTGTGGACTAGCTAACTGGCTGGTTCTTTGTGCCCATGACGATAGTCAAGTTGATTGCAGTACAGTTTGCCCATTGTCCCGCCGTGAGCAAAAAGCTACCGTCCGAGGTTGGCGTGAGTGGTGTACCGCCGATGTTCGCAGTAAGCGTCAGTTGCATATCGTAGACGCCAGACACGCTGAGAGCCGATTGCCACTGACTCAGGACTATGTCCTGCTCAATGTTTGCAGCGAGTGTCAGAGCGAGGTTCTGCGCCGCCGCAGTGATACCAGCAGCGATGGTTGAGTAGCTGGCGTTGGCGTAAAGCGTGATCGCGCCGGTCACCGTGTAATCGACTTCAGTCACAGCGGAGACTAGAACGGTGTCGCAAAGAGGCCGCACGGTCTGAGCACTGAGGGCCGACTGAACCGCAGAAAGCAGGGTGCCAGAGGCGATGCCGTTGCTGTTTGGGGATGCCGATGGTTGGGTTACGGGTCCTGTCAAGATATAGACCTGCACCGTGCCCGGCGTTGTCGGATTAGTCGGGACTTGTGCATCAACGATTGTCGAACTCACGTCGAGCGCAAGAGACCGGTACTGGCCAGATGGTCCTGCCGTCGTGAGGTTGTTCGGTGCCGCCTGGATGCGTGTGCGGTAGTGGTTGTCTCCCGCAGTGGTTCCGGCCGGTTCACCTGCCGTTCCGTTGGCCGTGGTCGTCGTGTTGGAGACGGCAGAGACAAGCGGGAAAGAACCCATCAGGACACTGACCTGCCCAGCGAGGTAGCCGTTGCCGCTGAGTCCTGCCGTAGTGCATTGCGCCGCCACGGTCCCTGTCGTCTGTCCAGCGGCAATCGTGAGCGCTGATGTTGTGGCGAAGATGTTGAGGCCGTCCTGAGTCCCGACCTGCGTGCCAGAGGCTATCGTGGTGTCGGACGACTGCGCCGCGGTGAGCGTGAACTGTAGCGTCGTCGTGGCGTACTGCGCGGGGAGTCTGGGGCAATCCAGATACTCGCCGAGGTAGTCCAGCATCGGGTAGACGGCGAATGCGAGCAGGTTCTGAAGTCCGCAATACTGAATCGCGTTCCGGACCAGAATCTCGCGGTAGGCGTAGAGGTTGATAAGCAACTGCTCGACCTGGGCCGGGTAGAGGGTCCTGCCGGTGTCTGTCTCGAACTTGCTCACCATGTCGTTCAGGACCAGCGTTGCATCTAAGCCGTCTGAGTCGTTGACGAATGAAGGCGTGGGCAGGTCAACAGGAACCGTCTGAGGAGTGCCGGTGGCCGATGGGAATGATTGATTCGGGATTATGACCGGCATTTAAGAAGATCCTCCCACAGATATTGTCGTACTCTCTGTGCCTATCGTAGTCGTGGTAGAACTGCTCGACCCCATGTCCGGCTTCCAGTTGATTGTCACGGTCAGAGTCCCGATGTTCGTTGTGCTGGCGACAACATCGACGCTCTCAAGGGTGATACGTGGTTCCCAATCGGCAATGGCCGCGGAGATGGCGCCGATGATGGCTGGAATCGCAACGGTGAGCGGGCGGTCGAAGAACTGCGTGAGGTCGCATCCAAACGTGGGGCGGAAAGGATCTTCGCCGGGAATGGTGCTGAAGATGATCTGGAGCGTCTGGTGAACATCGCCGAGGGCTTGACAAACTTGTCCGAGTCCTGATCCCGGTCCGCCTCCCGCCGTCGAGTCAAGCATCAGCTCCCAGCTCGATGACTGGATGTTGGTGAGGGTCGCGTATGGGAAAGTCGTTGCCATCAGTTTGACACCTTCGTCAGTACACTCTCAATCGTGCTTGCCGTCCATGGCGTTGTCGGCGCGCCCGTCACTCCCCCTTGCGGGTCAGAGTGAGTGTGTGCGTTGAACGCTGTCACCAGTTTACTCACCAGTGCCAGCGCATCCGCCGCTGCGCCGCCATTGGTAAGCGAAATGCTACTTGCCGCCTGAATCTCAACATTGCCCGATGGATCCAGTTCAATTTTTCCTCCTGATGGTTGGCTCAGAACCATCTGCCCACCGGCCCCGAGTGTCACCTGGAGCTGGTGCGTACTCGTGTTGTAGTGGATGATCGTTCCATCGGCGAATTGGGTATAGCGATCGGCGGGTGTGAGTCCTGCTGGTGCCGAGTCCACGGTTGACGGGACTCCACCGGTCACGATGCCATTTTCGTCCCACTCATCCATGACAACGGACACCTGCTCGCCGATATCCGGTTGCCAGAAGTCTTTGTCGTTCATCGTCTTCATGACTTGGACCGGCAACCAAAAAGAGAGCACGTTCGCTTGGTCAGGGAACTGCACGCGCACCCGGTATGGCGGCACAGACTCGATCTGCGCGACGATGCCCGTCCTGTAGGGCGGGTGGAACTGCTCCGTGTATGGTCCGCGTACTGAGTCTGGCATTTACTCTCCGTAGTCGTCTGATACGGTTTGTGTGGCCGCGCCGGTTATCGCAGTCCTGAGTTCCAATGAAGTCTTGTAGCCATTCCGGTCCAACCGATGCTTGCCCTCATTGATGATCCATTTTATCGAATCGAGAGCCGTACCAAAGCCGCTCAGCATCACTGGATTGCCAGCCCGGTAGACCATCGACCCTGGGATGACCATCTCGCCCTTCAGGACGTGCATATTGGCGGCGTGGAGATGTGCTTGTGCGCGCAGAGTGGCCTGCTGTGCGTTCTCTATCCGCTCCCGGACTAGTAGGGTGTCCTGAAGCCCCAAGTCAACGCCTTGGGTAGATGTAGTTGCGGCATTAGCCGTTGCCTGGAGAAGCGCCTTCGAGTGCGGGTCGAAATACATCACCACGGCCTTCTTGTAGGTCTTGTCACCGTGGTGCTGCTGGTGAATCCTGAATCGCGTGCTGTCAGTCTTGTAGATGTACTGCGCATTCTTGTCTGTCAAACTGGCAATCGTCTTTGCGTCCAACTTCGGGCGGCTGTAGAAGACGAGTTGATTGCCGCGAATGGTGAATTCGTAGTTGTGCGCATTGGCGATGCGATGCAGAAATCCGAGGTCTGTTTCAAGCCGTTGCGTAAGGCGTTGATAAGGAACATCGGGACTCACCGCTGAGGAGTCCACGCTCATGCCGTACTGGTTGGCGATGGTGTTCGCTATCGAGATGAGGGACTGGCCCTCATAGGCGACTGATTTCGGAGTCCTGATGGCGTGAGTAACCCCGGCTTGGATCGCTCGAATCAGGAACGTGTCCGGCGGTCCCTCTGCTTCCCACTCGTCCACTTCAAAGTTCCCGCAGGACACGAGAGACTGGCCTTGATAACCGATTGACAAGCTGAGTGCGGTCCCGATGACTGGAGGGCTGTTCGCCCACGCGCGCGCCGAATCCTCGACTTGAATCTCCAGCACGTTGGCCTTGCCACCCACAGCTTCGTCGTAGTGGATGTGCTGGGAATGGGTGAGCAGGTTGCCGGCGACTTGGGTTCCGCCGTACATGATCTGCCACGCCGGGATTTGTACGGATGCGCTCAATCTTCCTGCTCCGCGTCCCAATCAGGTATCTCGACCGTCTGCCCGGCCAGTTTATGCGTGCTGTCACCGAGAAACTGAATCTTCCCGTCGGTAACGAACGAATGGCAGTATCCCACGCAGTTGATTGATGGCGTAAAGGTGGGACTATCCACACTTCCGTTCCATCCCCAAGTTGCATTGCATGAGTTTCGGCGCCCATTCACTGAAACGGCGTGCGTGTTAAGGCACCCGGGGCAAAAGAACCCGTAGTAATCCTCTGCGATCTTGTGCAACTTTGCCATTTATCAACCCCACGGCGTCGAACTGGTTGTGCTGGTCGCTGGCGTGATCAGCGGGACAAAAACCTGCACTCCCTGCGCCACAATGTCGCCAATCGGAATGCCAGGGTTGTTCTGAATCAGCGGCTCAACCTGCGTGCTGTCGCCGTACATCCGATACGCTATCGCGTCCCAGCGTTCCCCTTTGGACACGTAGATGATTCCCGAGGTCGGTGCTGACGGATTGACGTATGTGGTAACGAGTGAAGGCGTCAGGACTCCAGAACCACCGTTTGGAATGACGACATTCGGCATTTATGCAGCCCTCGCAATCGTGCTCAACGGGACATTCGTATACGGCGTCTGTGCCGGTATGCCCGAGGGGGAAGCCGTGGCAGGACTCACAACCAGCGTCGAGCCGGCCGCCGCGCTCTGTGAAGTAGTGAGCCCTGGAGGATTGGTGTTGATTGTCGAGTTGCCGATGGTCCCGACTGTCATGGTGTTGCTTTGGAGCGTGGACGGTGCGACGTACTCAGTCAGTTCAAGATCCATCTCCGCAGCGATTACAGAGCCGTCGTCGGCCATCCAGCGCTGTTTTAGCCGGTAGTTTGAGATAACGAAGGTCCCGAGGTTGTTCTTGTTCCCAAAGACGAACTGCTGCGGAACGTGGAAGTCGGCAAGCTGCGTCAGAGCGTTGATGGCCGTCTGAGGCTTGCACCAGAAGTTGTGAAGGTAGATCGACAGTTCAACGTGGCGAAGATTGTCGTAAATCCACTGCAACACAGGAGGCGCGCCGATCACGTTGATTGCTTCGTAGTGGTACTTTTTCTCGATCTCCAGCTTGGTAGGACTCGCAAGAGGCTGAAACGAGATGGGACCGAAAGAGGCGAACATTTAGCGGCCTCCCCCCAATTGCTTACGGGCATTTTGCTGGTTATACTTCTCAATCTCCCGTTCAACCATATCTCCCATCGCTTTTGGGTCCATTTCTTGGCTTGGAGGGTAGATGTTGATATTTGGATTATTGTTTACGGTTCCGGCTGATCCAAGCGCGGAAAATGGTGTGGTATTAGCGAACGGGTTTGCCAATCGAGGCGATCCGAACGCCTCAGTGTTCCATCCATAATTTCCCTGTACGGGAACTGCGATAGGCCCTTTCCAACCTTCCAATACGGATGTTTTCTCTTGCATCCCTTGATAGGCTTCAAATCCAATGGGGTCATGCCTCTGCAACCAGTGGCCAGCACTCCATCCCATCATCCCCCCAGTCACCGCCTCTCCAATAAATGGAAGAAATCTTGAGAGTCCTGCTGCCTCAGCGGCTTTACTCCCGCCATACATTGCTTCCCGAGCAGACAGCGTCTTTGTCGCCGCCGGGAAAAAACTGCGCGCCCATCCGTAAGCAGCGGCACCGCCAAGTCCTTTCCACATCATCGGCCCTAATTTTACTGCCGCTGCTAAAATTCCCGTTCCTACTCCAAGCTCCAAACCTCTTCCGGCAGCTTTCGCCGCAGTCGGGTGCTTATCGGAAAACTCGTTCATTTTATTTATGATTTCCGTCATCTGGTTAATGTCGGTAGTCAGATCAGGAAGGATATGAGTCCCGATAGACTCCTTGAGCGCCTGCCACGAATTTTTCATTTCTTGCATGTGCGCATCGAAGGTAGCAGTGCGGTCTTTCGCGTCCTGATCTAACTGCCCACTTGCGTGGTCTATTTCGTTGTACGCCTCCTTCAAATCGTCCATGTGCTTGATAAGCAAAGAGACGTTGGCCCCCTGACTACCCATGGAAGACTCAAGTGCGCGCTTCTGCTTGTCAGAAAGTTCGCTCATCTTCTCAAGAGTCTTGATGAGGTTGACGTGCCCATCGGTTGTCTTTACGACCTGGAGGCCATACTTCTCCATTTCGTAGCGACCATCTTTCATCTTGAGCAGAGAGTTGACGATTCCCGCAAGTATGGGCCCCGATCCGCGCGGGCCACCAAGGTTGATCCTGTTACCCTCGGCCATCAGGGCGAGCATGGTTTTCTGCGCAACATTGTTGACCTGGGCCGCTGTGCCGAGCATCCGAAGAGCCATCGACATGCGCATCAGGCCACCGCTGCCCATCGGGAAGCGCGCCTGAAGAACGGCTATTTCGTCGCCAAACTCCTTCATTTGATCGACAACGGGGCGACTCGTGTCTCCAAGGTTCTGAACTGCCGAAGACAAGACTTTTGCCGCGAGCGGGGCCGTGTCTCCCATGACTACGGCTAATTTTGCTGCGGTCTCGGTCTGTTCTTTGATCGCCCCATCGTCACGGAACGTCTTGTACAGTTCCGTCATTGCCTGCATTGCTTCTTCTGCGCCACCCTTCAGTGGCAAGGAAGTTCCAACCTCATCTGCCTGATGCTTGTACTTTTCCATCGCATCCGCATTAGCGAGAGTGGCCTCTTTTAGGCTGACCATCTGCTCTTGCATGGCAGCAGCGGGCTCAATTACCGTCTTCAGCGCCTCGTATCCAGCAAACACTTCACCAGCAGCCATGCCGATACTGGCGAAATTCTCCGCCATCTCGCTGAATCGGTCATTGACCTGTTTTAGAGGGTCAGTCACTTCGTCGCGGAGTTGGACGAGGACTTTCAGTATGGATGTTTGATCGTCTTCGCTCAAGGTTTCCTCCGCTTCGGAATGCGCTTTTCAACGGCTCGGCTGTACTGTTGTAGAACTAGGTACCACCCTACTAAATCGCCTATTGACATGGAATCGATGGATTCAGGACTCACCCCCTCATGCACCATCGCGCCCAGTGCTTCCATGGTTAGGACGACTGGTCGGTTGCCGCGTCCTGTGCGGGTTTCGGCGCGTCCTGATCCGGTTTCAGGACACTCGAAATCCTCTGGAGCAAAGGGCGCAATACCTGAGAGACCTCGGCGCGAAACACCATCGCATCGTCGAAGTCCATCTCGTCCACGTCTTCCATGCGGATGCGTTTGCCGTCCACGAGGGACAGACGGGAAGCCAGGGCGTCCTGAATCTTGATGCTGTCGGCATTCTCGCCGGCGACCGTAGCGGCCAGGCGCTGGTCACGACCAGTACCTTTCAGCAAGATCACGTGCTTGCCAGAGGGAAGGTCGAACTCGCGGCGAATCTGTTCGGGGGAGGGGGTTGTATCGGAAGTCAGTACGATGGGTCCTGTTGCCATGGTGAATCACCTCACGCCGGTGCTCGGCTATGGTTGTGGTTCGGCCTCTACGTCCCTTGCGAGATGTTGAGCCGAACGTTGAAAGTGCATCCGTCAGTCACGAAGCCGATGAACCCGTTTGATACCGCCGTCAGAAACTCAGCAGGCGCGCCGGGCAAGATCGCGAGTCCCGTCTGGGGAGTGACCGCAACAGGACTCGATGCGCCCAGTGCGACATACACAGGCTCGGCTCCCACATTGGCAAGACGCAGCGTTGCGCCGGTCCCTGGATTGGCGATGGTGTTCGCTATTCCGCTTGCTACAACTTGCTGTGAAGCGGATGGGGCATATCCATTGGCTGCCACTTATCAACCTCCGATGTTCGCTCGGTAACCCGCGAGTTGGTCAACGCCATTCACGACGTACTGGTTGGAGAATGCGTCAAAAAGGTAAATCTGAGTCCCGCCAACGCTTAGATCGACGTGGTAGACATCGAAGCTGGATGTGAATTCAACCAGTTCCTGAGACTTGAAATCAATGTCGCCCACATCGAATGGGACGCCGTTGAAGTTGTAGATGACAGGACTCTCGGAAACCTCTCCCGATGCTGAGAGTGTCTGCAAGTCGCCGAGGCAACTGATAGAGCAGGTTTGGCTGGAGAGCGCCACTTGGCTGATGGTGTCAGGATCAAACGAAGACCACTTGATGGTGGACTCCATCATGTCCCAGCCAGTCGGGATCTTGATACGCGCGGCCATGCCGAGTCCCTTGTAGTCAGTCCTGATGCGCTTGGGCTGGGGAATCTTCACTTCTGCGGCGCGCCCGAGGAGTTCGACCCCGTTCAAATAGACGTTGCAATTACTGAGGGAATTGATGACGAGATTTGCCACGGTGCGCTCCTTATGCGATCACATTGACGTTGCTGGTTGTGCTGGTGCTCGTTACGGATGCCCCGAGGTTCGCAAGCAGACTGGTATTGATCGAGAAGTTGTAAATGATCTGCTCGGCCGGCGGCGGCGGCATCACGCTTACTTCAAACGTGAGTTGTCCGTTCGCTAGACTCGCAGGAGGATTGTCGACAGGGTTGTAGGTCACCGCGCTTCCGGCGATCAATGCGCCTTGCTGAATCAGCGAGTTGATAAAGGCGTTCACGCTCCGCAAGATCGAATTGATAAGGCCGTTGGTAATGGGCTTGTCTGCGAAGGGGAGCGAACTGTATTGGATGCTCTGCTCTACAACGTCGAGGGTCCTGCGAACGGCGAGGAACGTGGTAACCGCGCCGCTCGACGGGAAGCTCGATGCCCGGTTGCCCCAGGTCCTGTATCCAGTCCCGAATCCGTTGAAGACCGTCATGATGCCGGCCGCGTTCAGCGCGTTCGTGTCCGAAGTCGGATCGTAGGCGCTCATGTAGAGACTGACATCAGGACCCAGAATCCCGTTGATGATAGTGTTCGACGGCGAGAACCAGAAGCCGTTGGAAATGTCGCTGGCTGCCGTAGCACCCGCAACCCAAGTGCTGTACGGGGTGTCGACGGTTCCGGTCAGGGTTGTGTATCCGATGGTGCCCTGCGCACTCACCACGACGCCGGTGGGGCTGATGGTGGTAGGCGTCTTCAACTGCCAAGGGAAGGTGAGTGCGAGCCGGTCGCTGGCTTGATTGAAGGCATTGCCGGAGGCTCCGCGGTTGGCGATGGCGGTTGCAACAGTCGTGTTCGGCGGCGCATCGGTGAACGAGATGGCCCGGAGTTTCGTCGCCATGGCCAGCAGGTTCGCGCTCGTGGACGCATCGTAGAAGGTTGGGGTGATGAGCAACTTAGCGAACAGACCCATCGTCTGGAAGGTAGTCTGCAAGGCTTGGATGCCAGTGTAGGTGCTTCCAGTCACGGTCCCGATGATGTCGGTATAGGCAACCTTGGACGGGTCGCAGTAGGTGCCGGAAACCTGCAATGCCTGCGCTGAGGTGATTGCGCCGCCGCTCTTGGTGTAGAGCAGGCCGTTCACATAGTCGATGGTGTAGTCTGTGCCCTCGACATAGGTCGTCGATCCGGCCTGGTTCTTGACCACGACGGTGGTAGGCGGTCCAGCAAAGGTAACGTTGAAGGTGGCACCGGTGCCGCTGCCCGAGGTGCTGGCCTGAGCTACAGGGTTCGCCGGGACAGCCGAGTAGCTGCCCGCAGTGGAGACCGTGGCCGTCAGGACTCCAAAGACGCCAAGGTTGAAGGTTGCCCCGGTTCCGAGTCCTGTTGAGCTTGCCTGCGTCAATGCCGCGCTGTTCACGGTGAAACTTCCCGCGTTGACGATGTTGAAGGTGGCCACGCCCAGAGTGATAGCCAACTCCGCACCGGTCAGACCTGCGCCCGTCACAGGCTCAAGAGCGGGAGCCGTGGGGTTGACAGTATAGGAACCGGCCAGTGAGATGGACAGGACCGCAGTAATCGCGCCACCGGCCACAGTCACAGAAGCCTGGAAGCGTGTTCCGGTGCCAGTCGTGCCGGTAACTGTCTGAGTCCCGTTCGTGCCGCCGCTGCCACCGGCCGCCACCGTTGCGCCGGTAACCTGAGTGGAGGTAACGGTGAGTTGGGGAGCAACCGAAGCGGTTCCGCCTGCCAATGTAACGCTGTCGCCGGCCGCGTAGTTGTGCGATGTAGCGCCGCCGGGAGCGTTCACTGCCAGCGATACGAGTTTAGTAGTCGCGACGGTCAGGACTGCGGGAGTCGAAGCCGTTCCGCCCGCCAAGGTGATCGTGTCGCCTGTTGCATAGCTGTGGCTTGCCGCGCCGCCCGCCTGCGCCACGGTGTCAACCGAAGCGGTAGAAAGGGGGGTGTTGGGTAAGCCTGGACCAATTAGGCCCATGTGGCCGAGTGTTACCGGCACACTGTTGGATGCGGGTCCTGTCAAGGGATTGGTCGCAAAGGTGCTCTGATGGAGCAGTGGGTTGAACACGTCGATGACGATGACGGCCCCCGCGCCCTGGAGTTGAATGTCCGCAAGGGCTTCAGGAATCGTATAACCCTGAATCTGCTTGCCAAACGCCGAGCCCTGCGCGGCGGACTGAATGAGCGTCGGGACGTTGATTCCGGGTCCTGCTCCAGACGATGCCGACCACTGCGGAGCCGAGCCGATGAGGCCAATAACTGCCGAGTTGACCACCTGAATCGATACGCCGTTGGCGTTGACCTCGGTTACTGTAATGCCATGGAAGAAACTCATATTTCTCCGCTCCTTTGCCGCCAAACGTGAAAAGGCCCGGACAGTGCTGGCTTATCAAACCAGAACCATCCGAGCCTCAGTGCTTGAGTACCCGTCGATACAAAGTGTATCAGGTTGCTACTCCGATGGAACGATGATCTGATCTCCGCTCGGAGTAACGTTGAAAATCGCTTGCTGCAAGTTCGCCAGCGCGTAAGAGGGCAACAGCCGCGGGCGAATGGTGAGGACGTTGAACGTCAAGTCGTACAGCCAGACGCGCCCTTGTGGGTCCTGTTCCGAGAATCTTTCCTCAGTGAAGTAGGCGTGACGGCATCCGGTAGGCTGGAATCCCCCGAGCGCCGATTCAATTGCATCGATGAGCGCGTAGACTGAGCCGACCCCGCTGAGGTTCCACGCTGTCTTGCGCGCTTCAACGTGGACCTTGAACTGGAGAGTGCGCTCCTGGACCATGCTCGACGTTGCAAGCGGTTTCGAGAGTCCCGTGTTGCTGTAGGAAATCAGGACGAAAGCAATCGCCGATGAAGCCCACCACGTATCAAGATCGAAGGCCGGGTAGATGTAGACCGGAATTGCCAGCGAGCCGGAAGCGAAGAACGCTACAAGCTGGGCGGCTATCTGGTTCTGAATCGAGTCTACGGTAAGGGACGCGGTAGGCGTGTTGGTCCTGCCGCCCCATGCCGTGGGGTCGATCTGTACCGGGAGCGCGCCATAGGTGGGGTCGCTCATTTACACATTCGCCTTTGCACTCAGTTTCTCGGCTCGCGCCGCCGCTTCCTCTGCCAGCTTCTGATACTCAGCGGCACCCTTAGGCAGGTTGTCGCGGTAGGAGTTGGCCGCAGAACGGTAATGGTCCTGAGCTTGCCCGTGAGCGGCGGCCGCTTCCAGATGCTTGGCCTTCTGCTCGACAGTGAGTTCGGGCGGTGCCTGCCCATCATGAACGCCTCCCCAGCCGTAAGCCTTGCGCTCGTGATCACCCTTTGCCTGCGAGTGGTGCAGGCTATGGGCAATGGCCAGGTGCATCTTCTCTTCGCTGGCACCGGCGTCCCGCTTTGCCAT